CGCAGTTGCGGACTCCGGAGTATTTTCTTTCTTGTGCGGAACGCCAATTTGTCCCCACAATGGAGGGGTGGGCTATCGCATTGGGGGTAGGTAGAACAGCTCTCTACAAGTGGTTCAACGGTGAAAATATCCACCAAAGCAAGGAATTTAACGAGTTCATTACCATGACCCGTGACGCTATCATGAGCGTTATGAGCCAATCTGCTTTCAACAAAAATGTTGATGTAGTCTGGTCTATTTTTTACGGGAAGAATTACTACGGCATGAGCGACAGGACAGAAATCACGGTTGCCCCGCCTGCAAATTCACTCGGTGACACAGCGTCCCCCGCAGAACTGGAACAGAAGTATTTGGCCGATGTTATCGGTTGTGAGGGCGCAGACACAGACGAGAATTAAAAAAAAGAAGGGCGGTTTCCCGCGCCCCGTTTATTACCTGCGGGCGATAACTGTGCCCGCAGTAATAACAAGCAGTCCTGCATATATTCCGCGTTGTCTACGTGCGACTGATAGCTTGTGCTCCTTTTCCTTTATTTCTTTCTTCAACTCTTCTAATAATAACCTCGATTCTTGCAGTTCTTTTTTCACTTCTGTTAATGATGTCGTTGCATTCATCAAGGATTTCTCTGTTCTTTCGAGTTTTATCTGCAATACTTCCAGCTGCTTCAGCTGCTCCTCGGAGTTCAGATTCAGCATTGTAAATTTCTGCCTGAGTTGCGTTAAGTCCAGTTTCTGCCCGGCCCATTCGGTCTTCAATTCGTTCCAGTCCGCTATTGACATCGTGATAGTCTGCTTTGGCTCTGCTTGATTCGTAGTACCGCCATCCGCCGATACCTGCACACAGCAAGACGATAGCCACAACAATAAGCAGACGGTGATGATTGTTTGTTTTAAAATCTTCCCACACATTTAGCCCTCCTGTTTGTAAAACTCTGCTTTGCCCCGAATCAAATCTCCACCCGGTACTAACACGCCGCCATTGCTGTAATCTGGAAGATACAACAGATCCCAGCGCATATCGGGGTCTCCACTGTCAACGCCATAACCGTCAATTTCCGCAATTTCCGCGTGCGTATATACATCGTCCGCAGTAAGCCCCAATATCAATTCAGCTTTTGCAGTCAGCATAGCCATAGCTTCAATCTGTTCTTTTGTCGGCGGTTCGCTCCCCAAATCTACACCGTCAGGATGATCATAATAGCATACTGCGCCTTTGCAACACGCCATCGCTATACCGATTGACCGGCTGTTTCTGTGCCACGTGTGCGCCAGCTTTTCAGTAAAATCTTCGTGCATGACGTGATATCCGCCAGTCCGGTCGATTACTACGGTATAATCTGGCAAATTAACTACTTCCCCGTCACAGCCCGTCCAGTGTTCGTAAATTCGGTCAATACCGCCTGCCGCATTATGCAGCAGCACTTCAATTTCTTTTAACGTCATCTTTTTTTAACTCCTTTTCTATAGCATCCGGTCTGCCGTTGCGGTTTTTATCCACCATATACTTGGCGATAAATGCAATCGCTCCAACAACCGGAACGGCCGTATAATCTTCAAAGAATTTAATCAATGTCATCGTATTTGCTGACCCCTTGCAGAATTCAATAACCCACGCGGTCAGCACGACACAAAACAGAATTAAAAAGCCTATGGCATAACCATAGACTACTTTCATAGACGGCTTGGCGTTTCCTTTCGGAACGTGGACATTTATGTATCCGACCGCTCTTTTCCATAAATCTCTTATTTTCTCGAACAATCACATCACCTTTCCTATCAATGCAATTACTACAGAAATAATAGTCGAAATCAGACCAGCAACCTTGTATATATTGTCTATTCTGTGATGCGCGGATTTCGCGCTTTGTTCTGCCCTTTCGTGCGCTACCTGAAGTCTCTGTATTTCAGGTAGCATTTCGACAAGCATGTCAAGTTTCGTTTCAATCCGGACAATTCTCTCCAGTGCTTCTGGACTTATATCTACCATACTCATTATTTATTATCCTCCGTCTTATTTTCAGGCTTTTCTTTCTCTTCCAGTGGCTTGCTCCGGATGCATTTTTTATTAGTGCAAAACCCTGTTTCTTTGTTCATTTTCCTGTGGCATAAAAAACAGCGTTCCATTATATTTGGCTCCTTTTCTTCGCATATTCACTAATCAATTCTTCTCGTTCTGTTTTCAGGTCGGCATATAGTTCTTCATCTTCTATAGCTTTTGCTTTTGCCATTTCTTCTTCGATGCTGCTTATCTTTTTTCCATATTCAGCATCTAAAGCGGAAAGTGCCTGCCGTCCTTTTTCTTCTTTAGATAGCGGTGGACGTTCCCGCAAGGTGCCATCTATATAGATGAAGTCATTTGTTATCGCATGTTTGTACTCTTCTTCTGTTTGTTCTACACAGAAAGCAGTAGGATAATCCTTTACAGCTTTTTTTAGTAATTCTTCTATTGTTTCACCGTGAATACCGACAGCAAAAGTTGTTATACGTAATCCAGTTTCCTTCGAATAGATAGATATGTAGTTTTTATCTTCCATCTTTCAAACCTCCTTTACTTGCCAATAGCAATATACTGAAAGCCCGTTTCACCGGCATAGCCAAAATCCGGATGGCGACGCCATATTTTAAATTTAGTATTTGAGGCAGGATAAAAAGCCAATGTATACGCCGCACTCCCAACATCATTACCAACGAGAATAAAGCATGAATTAGGAAACGCTATTGGATAAGAAGCTTCAAACGGAGTATCTGGACTTGTTACAGTAGATGGAATCGTTCCATGTCCCCATTGTACAATCAAGCCGTTAGCCCATTTAATATAACCACTTGCGGGATTTAGCAAACTTGCCACAATTCTGGCATTTTTAATTGTTTTATCCAAATCTAAAGGAATGTTTATATTTTGAGTTCCGTCAAAAGTTTTTTCAGATCCAGTTATAAAATCACCGACTATTTTAATAGCTTTTGCTGTATCCAGTTTTTTTGCAGCAGCGGTTGTCGCTTCCGACACCCATCTGGTCGTTGGAATTTTATTACTGTTGTCGTTTTGCGGAATCATCAAATTAGTTTCGGCGCCGCCAGCATATTCCGCCCAGTAATTTCCAGCGTCATCCTGAACCATCCGCAGGTCAGACCATCCCTTATTTATAATTCGATAACGTAATTGTACATTTTTGTTGTTTTTTTGACGGATTGTATTAATTTGTCCTATCACTTTATTATTTTTATCGCGTACCATAACGATAGGCTCTTCGTCTTCTCCGCTTCCTGTTGCTGCAGCGTCTATACTTTTGGCGATTTTAGTATATTTTGCTTCATTGCTCAGCTCTCCGGTCAAAGTACCCCCGATAAGCTGTAAATAAGTATTGTCTATCTTATTACCCTTTGCATCGTTAAAGGCTTTTTCAGACTCTAAAACTTTAGTAATTTCTATGTCTTTCCCTTCAGAACCGTCAACCCATATAGGTTCAGCATATACCTTTCCACAAATACCTATTTTAAACTTTTTCTTTAATTTCGTAGCACTGGCAGCGTTACCTGCTATTCCATTTGCGTGGGCGTCGGAATCTATAGTATGCGCATTCGCATCGTCGCGGTCTTTTTTTATAGCTTCATCAATTTTATCCCAGTTTGCATTCCGTTTATTTACATCGTAAGTTTCGGTTTGCAAAGGCTTTTCAAGGTTTATCGTTTTTGTGTAATTAGGCATCAGCTAATACCTCCGCTTTTAAATCGTGGTGTGTATACATCAATTCTTTCATCCTTCCGTGAGTAAATCGTTTCAAGTCTATATGTCGGTTATACATCAGATCTATTTCAATCGTCAGATTTGCGGGTAATATACATCGAATCATATATTCCGCAGTCTGTCTCTGCCGTTTAACACCTAAGGCAATCAGTATTTTAATGTGATACTGATTGTGTTTTAAATTAATACTGTAATTTCCTTCCCCGCAAATCTTATTAAGAAGAATCTCTAATTTTCTATGTGTATACGGTGTATTTGGCATAATTTTGGCAAGAATTGCCATTCGGCGGTCATCAAGAGTATCCGAATTTCGAGGTGACAGTTTCAACATTTTTTCCCAGCGCCTCGCTCCGTCTTCATCTAAATCAAATACGAAAGTATCTAAAGCCTTTTCAACAAGCAGCTTGATAATACGGTTTAGCTCCGGTTCTACCACATTCGCCAATTCATTAAACTCTACTGCATTAGCAAGCACGTCGGGGAAATAATGTCGAATGTTAGTTTCTCTGCATTCAATGCTATTTCGCAAGTCATCACTCATACGTCATCCCCCCTAGTTCGGTGAGCTCATCCGGGCCAAGCTGTATATTCCGTTTCGATCCGTTGACTGTTAAATTTTCTACATCAAGAACTCCTGTTACGTCTAAGATACAACTTTCGATTTTAGATATTCGTAGAATTAACCCTACATTTGTAAATGCATTTACAGAAACAGTTTGTGTGATTTTCCAGTCGTGATTGAGTTCTTTTAGGTAATTTTTAATTGATTCTACGACTTGCTGTTTTACATCACTCAGTACAAATCCGTTTTTTACAGAAATTTTTGCTTTGACGTTGACTGCTTTCTTAGTAGTTCCCGCGACCGTCACATAATGCCCTATCGGTGCCACGCCAACGCCCTGCTGATGATAAGGAATCGGATCTAATATTTCCTGCACTTTATTTATAAATTCACTGTCAGGCGGTTTAAATTCGGATGTGCAAAATACGACTTTAACTGTGCCTCCGCCATTCCAAACAGGATACACTTTAACCCCGCCCACGCCAGATATAGATAGTACCTTTTCCTTATAATCTGCAATATTTCCTCCGTACGCTTGCATTTCAAAACTTTTTAAATACCGCTGTCGGAACGCTTCCGTATCTTCGTCGTCAACCGCAGGGATAGTCAGCGCTTCAATCTTTGCAGACTTTAACGCAGGTAAGTAATTAATAGGCACAAGCGTTCCCGTTGCCTTATTTCCCGATATGCCTACCGTCTCACAGCGCAGTAGATAACTGCCGGCCTTTAACTTTTCTGTTACTGCATAATTGATTCCGTCACAAGAAAATCGATGCCCGATTGGTATTTCCAACGTAACCGGAGTAAATATCCCACGTACGACCGCCCTTGTTGCTTTATATGGCACAAGCCCACGTTCTAAAGCTCGCTCAATTAGAAACTTGCGCTCTGCCGTATCACCAAATGTGTTTTTCATAAACCAGTCAAGCGCAGCATACATCAGTTCAAGTTCGATCGATACCGGAGCCGTTGCATCATGTATAATACTGCCTTCTCGTTTATCCACTGCGGGGCTAACGGCATCGAGCATTCTTTTTTCTATGACAGAGCTCGTTTGATCCTCATACATTCCTTACCTTCACGCTCCTTTCCATTTCGATATCCCCAAAAATAGAATGAACTACAAAATAACATTTGACATTTCCATGTTTGTCATATTTCAAATCAAAACCGTCTACTTTGTTAATGCGGTCATCTACCAGCAGCGCTTCTTCTATCCGGCGCGGAATCTCGGGGATGACATAAGGCATAGGTTTTCCAAATAAATCGGCAAGTTCCACGCCATAATCCGAAGAATAAATGATGTGCTTATATCTTTCTGTATTTAAGATCTTATAGACGGCTTGCCGCACAGCTTCCAAGTCATCTGTTATTATCCCCGACACCGTTTCCTCTTCAATATTCATCCTGTAGGTTTTAGACGGCATACGTGTCCGGCTGCCCGCAATGGACACGTTGTTAAATTCTTCCGGTAGTAGTTTCATTTAATCACCCCCACTGTCCGTGGACATCAGAATGGTTGTACACGCGATTAGCAACAAAAAACAGCTGCCCGCCGGACTGCTGTATCATGACGACTTTCTCTCCGATTTTTAATCCGTTATAGATAATGATCTTCTTCCTCCCTTTATAACCGTGGTCATGGCTGGCATACTCTGCGTATCCTCCGCCGCCTGCCCGTTTTTCAGTAATGTGGTTTACTTCAATATCTACTTCAAAATCACGAACGTTATCGGAAAGTATCAAAAAATCTTCATCCAGTTCATTCTCTCCTACGCGAATCACAAGCGGTGTTTCCGAAATAACTTCTCCGAGAACAAAATCAGACAAATTCATTCCGCCAACCGTCTGCGCCACGAGGGACCGCATAACATTCGGCAGATCATCATTGATCATTGATTACGCCACCTTTCAAAGTTAAATCCATCACATGCAGCTGATTAGAAAAGGTATGAATCACTTTTATAACCAACACTTTTTGTGCCAGTTCCACATCGCCAAGATTGAGCTTCACGTAAATCATGGAGCCTGCACGCACCCGAATGTCCCCTGCAGCCCCTTTTATGTCCAGCTTCCTGCGGACTACATTGTAAAATTCAAGCATTTGGTTAGCTCTTTCCTGTGGATTTTGGATATTCTTCTGTAGCTTTTCATAATACTGCAGAACGCCCCACTGGTCTTTTTCTTTTGATTTTGCAAACTCGTCCGGAGTCATGGGCGCGTAAAATTCTTTTCGCTTCCCTTCTCCCTCTGCCTGCTTGTCTTCTACTACCAACTTGACCAAGTTATACGTGTCCTTGTCTATGCTGCTTTCATAATCAAAATCTTCTGCGGTTTCATTATCTATGAGAACGGGAACCACCATGTCAATCGGCTTGGAGAGCATGAGTTTTTGGAAATCATCGTAAAGCACATAAACTTCTTTTGTATTGACTAAGGTAATGTCCAGCGCGCCCTGGATAATATCAAAAAGAGTGGCATTATCCTCTACTCTCTTATCAATCACGAATTTAGTGTCTGCCAATGTTCCAACTTTTAACTGAAAATATTCGGCCAGCCTCTGTATAACCTGCGTAGCAGTCATGTTCTTATATTGCCAGCTCTCTTTGTTCTTCAGATACCGGAGTTGATCATAAGCAGTGACATCGATACTGTGGTCTTTGTTTCGTTTTTTTACGAAAACAAACCCGAAGAAAACAGCTTTATCTCCAACCTTGACCTGTACAGTATCCCCCTCAACAAATTTAAGGGTGTCATCTTTGTATACGGTAAACGTGAACTTCCCCGGTGCCCCGCTGATAGTCCATTCAATTTTCGCTCCATCCAACACGGCAGGCGCGTAATATTTGTTTTCCGTCTTGTTATGGATAATAACTTCAAACAAGTTTAAGCACCTGCCCTTTTATATTCTTTTCAAGCGGGTTAGTCACCCCGCTGGCGTTAGCCACGGCGCGCCAATCAAGATTGCCGCCAATAACACCTTTACAGGCTTCCAGTACAGATAACTGATTTGTTATTTTTATCGCCGCAGGAACCTGCGTTGTTGGAGTATATCGCGGTTCTTTTACCCGCAATGTTTCCGTACCATCTTCATTCTTCGTCACTTCTACCTCTTTGGTTCCAAAGAATTTATACTGCTTGAGTACAATACTGATATTTAAATCGTTTCCATTCCGGGCATCCTCACCTATTGTATAATTCTCAATAGTGCAAAGCATGTTAGTATTCCACAACTGAGAATAATCAAAACCCATGCGGGTAACGATAAATCGGATAGGATTTCGTGTCTCTTTTGAGGCCTTGAGCGAATCAAGAAACGGTGCCGCTTTCTTAAAAGAAAATGCGTTTCCTAAAGAACCTCCGATTCGGGATGAAATTGCCCCCACAGCATAATTGATTAATCCTGTCTGTAGGGATGAATCGTAATTTGCAAAAGGATATTTGCTGTTAGGCAGCAAGAAGTCAAATGATATTTCTGTTAATCCGGGCGTCTTGATTAAATTGACTTCTCCTTCGTTAATCAGATTGATTGTTTTGTTTTTCCCGTTAATCTTCGTGTTCATTCTGGGCGGTGGAACGGGCAGCATGGTATTTCCTAAAAAGAAATAGTAACTCATCGCTGTACCGCCTCCGCTCCGTTTTCTACAGATTCTATCAACACATCGTTCAGCCGCCGCAAGACTCCGTCAAAATCATTACCGCCGGTATCTCCCGCAGTGACCCCGCCTACGTCGATATGAATAGTAGCCGTCGTATATTTATTGATTGCTTCCCTCTCAGCCGCTTCCCGAAGAAATGCGAGGTCATCCGCCGTGCTGTCTAGAGCATCAGCTGCTCGTTTAGCGTCTTTTGCTCCCTTGCCGGTGTTATCTGCGGTATTCGCCGTGTTATCGGCGATATCCTTGGCATTGTAACCGGGTGCCTCTATTTCAGGCAACCGGAAAGCATCACCGATACTGTCACCGATTCCTGCGCCGACATTATATCCCCACGCCATTTCATTAGCAGGATCCAGCGTTTTCATCTTATAACCGGAAAAATCATAACCGCCGGAGATTTCTTTTCTCTCAAGATGGAGAGATTCTGCAGAAAAATCAGTGCTGATTCCAAGCTTACTCATCCCTGGGATTTGCGCAATCATATCAACAATAGCGGCTACCGCCTGTCCTACCAGATCTACGACACCATTCCAAATATCCGCAAAGAGGTTATAGGTGGCATTCAGAGGATCCACAAAAACGTTCCCGATGAATTCTGCAAGAGAGACAAACATATTCACAGTAAATGCAATCATGTTCCATACAGAAGAAAACAGCCACATAAAAGCTCCAAAGACAATACCCGTTGCCGATATGCTCGTTCCCGCAAAATAATTAACTGCCGCCACTGCTGCATACAGCACGGCGATAACAGCAATAATAGAGCCGACTATCCATGTCAGTGGACACGCATACAGCGCCGCATTCAGACCTTCTTGTGCCGCGGTCAATGCGATCAATGCCGCCGTTTCCAGCCAATCTGCCGCTGCTTTAGCGGCCATTGATATCGCTGCCAGACCCATTTGTCCGGCAGAAATAAGCGCCATCGTTCCGACAAATGCCAGATACCCGCCAAGCGCGATGAGTGCCGTTTGCATAAGCAGGCTGTGATTCTGTACAAATGACGCCACAGCGGAAATCCCCGCCGTGAACATATTGACAAACCTCTCCACGCCTCCAATAACCGCGTAAAGCACAGGCATGATGGACTTGACTCCGTTTTTCAGCATGCTGAACATAGAACGGACACCTTCACTATTTGCCAGACGATTGATACGCTCCGCAATCGGCGCAAAAGATTTCAATACTACATTTTTTAAATCTGTAAAGTGATCGCTCCAGCGTTTTGGCATACTCTCAAATTTATTATTGATTTCATCCATATTTTCAAATATAGCCCGCTTGATGATATCTGCGGTGATTTCCCCCTGTGCAGACAGCTGTTTCAACTCGCCGCGGGAAACCTTCATTGTTTTAGCAATCATATCCTGCAAAATGGGTGCGTTTTCAGTGATAGACCTGAATTCATCGCCCTGCAGACGGCCGCTGGCCAATGATTGCTGCAGCTGCAGCATGGCGAACTGCTGATTCTCTTTAGATGCGCCGCCGATAACAAACAGCTTTTGCATACCTTCCATAAACTGCACTGTTTTTCGCGGGTCAGGAAAAGCATCACGGGCATTAACGGAAAGGCTGGCCACGGCTTTTGCCATATCCAGATACCCGCCCCGCGCCCGTTGCGCAGAATCATAAATCATATCATTCAGTGCGGCCACGTTGGACTGCGAACCGGCTACCAGCGCCAACCTGGCATTCAAGCTTGTGTATTCATCCGCCAGTGCTACAGCTCCTGAAATAGAACCTGTAATACTGTCCAGCCCGCGCATGATGACATTCCCGACAATGTTGCCGGCAAGGATGCTCTTAAACAGTCCCGCTTTTTCGGCAGCATAACCGAAAGAATCTCCCGCGCGCCGGGCGCTTCCGCTGGCGAGGTTTAATTTATTTGATACGGCGTGAGCGGCACGGCTCATTTTTTCCAGCATCGGACTGACACCGTCCCGCAGACTGATATAGTTCTGCAGTGTTGCCATCTGTTGCCCCCTTTCTATTTGTGTTTTAATTTGGCTGTTTGCTTCTTTTCAGATTTAATATACTCATCAACAAAAGCATAAATCATGGCCAATTCGTGTTCAGGCAAAGTAAAGATCTCGTGCGGCAGCCTATGTAGCTTAATAAGCGCAAAATAGGCTACATGCGCATCCAGATCCTTTGCCTTTAAGAGTTTTTTACCGTCTTGATCTTATCGCCCATGCCTGCCTCAAAGTCAGATGCTTGAGATACGGCAGAATACAAATCCGCCAATTCGCCCGGTGTCAGCATCGCTTTAAGTAATTCTTCCGCTCCAATTGCGTCCCAGTTCCCCTGCAGTTCTGCGTCGTTCAGATTGGGGAATACGACAGATTTCAGTGTCATTTCAATCATGAATTTATCCTGATCAAATTCCATCTTCCAGTCCTTAGTTCCTTTGACTGGAATTCGTTTCGTGCAAGCATCACGCAGACTGTCCATTTCTTCATTAGTCAGTACGCGGATTTCCCACGGTACGGGTTTTCCATCTTCACCGACCATTCGCTTTGATGCGGCATATTGTACCGGTACTTTTTTTATAACGTTTTCCTTAAAAAATGCTTTTAATGTTTTTTCAGCCATTTGGTTTTCCTTTCACAAAAGAATAGGCGGGGGGGTGCCCCCCCCCCCTACGCCTTTCATTCATCCAACTCTTTTTTTTTTTTTTGCACCCTATT